GGCCAATAGTAAGTAGCGAAAAAGAAACACCATTCAATAGAATGAGTGCTCTATCTTCCCACAAAAGCGATACCCATAACCACATAGCAATACCAACAGTACCAACATACATATCAATTTCTCGATATTCTGGTCCTGAAGATCTTGCTATAATAGATACAAGTACTAGAATAGATGCAATCCATTTTACATACCAATCTAGTTTCTTTTCACCTTTTTCGCTTTTAATCATTTTAATTTATTTCCACTGTCTCAATAATGTTTACAGTAGGCATGTCAATTATATACCCGTCAATTCTACGGACATAAGTTCTATCGTCTTCTACTTTTTCTATTGTACCAACAACCTCAAGGGTTTGTTCTTCATGCAACTCATGTGCATATGTTATTTTAACTTTCATATATCGGTTCCTTTAATATCAAAAGAATTAGAATTTTCGTATCCGAGTTCTTTTAATCTTACTATTGTTCTTAACAAAGCTTTTGTATCTACCCAAGATTTCACAGGATGATTTTCTCCCATCTTACCTAAGTCTATTGTTAAAGCTAGCGGCCAATCATTTCCGCCGTATTCCATTTTATCTCCAAAGAAATAAATTGTCTCGTATTGTTTATTTAATATTTTTGCGACCTGAGACTTATTATTTCCTCTAGGAGCAATATCAATACTTATCCTACCGCCAACACTTGCATGTACTTTTGGATATAGACGATTGATATCTTCGCAGATTAAATGTCTTTCTTTATTCTTGAGATCCCATTGATAATATTGTTCTCTCTGATGTTCATTTGCATTGCGGCCAACAACAGAAAAGTTAATCATACCAGTTCTAATCTCAATATGATCTCCTACCTTAACTGGATATTTACTTTTATGTACAAGCTGAGTTAGGTAATGCTTAAATTCGTAATCAGGAGTATAGTCGTTTTTACTAACACGTCTATTGTTTTCCCAATACTCATTTCCGTTGCAGTGCCATACTCCCTTTACAGCCTCGTAAAGATTTGGACCTATTTGTTCAAAGGTCTTTTGTCGATCTGAACCAGTAACGAGATATACATCATTGGATTTACAAAAATCTAATAACCATTCGGAGAATTCAGAGTCAATAGGTTGTCTTGGTTCTGTTAGAGTACCATCAACATCAAAAACAAATACTTCTTTCTTCATAATTTAAAATGGTGCCGGAGGAGGGAATCGAACCCCCAACCTACTGATTACAAATCAGTTGCTCTACCGTTGAGCCACTCCGGCATTATTCTCCTTTCGCAAAATGCAATCTGATCTCAACCAGTTCGCGAACTTTTTGTTCACTATACCATAGTCCACTGAACATTTGAGTTCTGTCAGGCCATTCTACAATATATCTTTTATAACCATAAGGACGTTCAGAAAAAATTCTAACGTCTCCATAATTTTCTACTAATAATCTCATTTCTTCTTAAGATAGTTTTTAAGTTCAGGCTTTGGCTTTTCATTATCGAATGCCCAAGCAGAATAATCTTCGTACATTCTTCCTAGAACCTTATTTTCAGCTGCCAAAGATTGAAGCTTAAATAGATTGGTTCTGCCACGATTATAAACTGTAAAATCGTCGCTGTAATTATAGTACCAATCATGCTGACTGAGTTCTTTAAAATATTCTGTAGGTTCCACATTCCTACTCCTTTGCTTTGTGTTTAAATGGTCTACGACTTGCCGCCTTTTTACGATCTTTATGCGTAGCAGGTTTATTGAACTTATTCATGTTCTTCGCGACTGGATTTGATTTGTTCCTTTCCATTCTTTCTAAACCTCTTGTTATATTTCCTTTTAATCTTTTTTACGACGCCTGGTTTTGTCAAATAACAATAAAACTTTCTTGCTTTAGTCAAGGCATCATACTCATCACCACCTTTTAATGGTATACGGTCTTTCATACCTCTTTCCTCTATTTGGCCTGGGTAGAGGGACTCGAACCCCCGACCGTCTGCTTAGAAGGCAGATGCTCTATCCAACTGAGCTACACCCAGATTAACTTTTTTATTCGTGTTCTTTAACGAATGTATTTACTAATTTCTGTTGTAGCTTCCTTGCTTCTTTTTCCCAAGGCTGTTCCCAATAATCCGTATTGGTATGGTTTCTGCCTTTCCAATAACATAGTGTCATATCAAGTTCTTTTCTTGCGAACTGTTTGACATGAATCATCTCATGTGCTAATGTCGACAGCCAATTCCCATACAGTGCGACATCAATAATAAAGTTCCTCGGGTCCACGGGATCGCAAAAGCCTTCAGCACCTTGGGAGTTGTCTACATAGAGTTTGTGGTGAAAGCGAACATGGATTTTAGTATGCAATCTGCGAATACCCAATTGCCTGGCAAACGAATTGATTGCCATGAGTGCAGATGCTTGAAGCCCAATATCCAGCTTACCATCCCGCGGACCTGAGAAACTAACCTTCATAAATCTTTACCTTCAAGTAAATAATAAAACTAATACTAGGAAGAATAATATTGTAAACGCATTCTTCCATAAAAATTCTAAGCTGCCTAACAAAATTTTAAGTATCGCAAAAAAGATAACTGCGACAACTCCGCAAGCAGCAATTAAGGCGATTAGTTCCATTCCGGATCAAAGCCGCCTTCGTTATAACTTTCTTTATAATTATAATTATCTAATTCTACAGCTGGGTCAAATTCTTCATCAGAATACAAAGAAAAGTTTTTCATCTTTGCTAACTTCCTGATTTCTTTATCAGAAGAAATTGACAATTCCATTTCAGCATCATACTTTTTCTTTTCTGCTTTGAGAATTTTCATTACCATTTCATAACTAGACATTATACTGCCTCCTTGAAGTATACATTAATATAGGAAGAAACAATTCTTTGATTTCCACCGATATGCCAATTATAATTTGGCTCAGACATTGCAGTATAACCACCATCATAATCTTTCCAATTATATATCGTTGCTGGGTATACATTGTCACCGTCAACGATATTCATTTCCCACTCAAGATCAACCTTTCCGTCTCCGGAAGTTTGAGTACATTGAGGGTGGCCGAAGACCTTAACTAGATCTGCGTAAGACGCGGTAATATAACCTTGTAGACTGGTCGAGACAAATTCCGACCGTGGTTTGATTTCGTATTTCATAACAACTCCCATTGTTTTCAAATTTCAGATTATATTATAAACCAGACTTCTAAGAATGTCAATAGTTTTTTTCATAAAAACTGAAAAAAGTTCTATTATTTTCGTTATTTAGACTCCATGAGTCATATGTTCGTAGGAATCCGGACAGGTTTCGAGCGGATCTCCACAGGTACAGGTTTCTGACTCTTCAATTGTAGGAGCTCCAACCATATCCCTGATTTGGGCTTCAGTATACCTTTGTTCTCCTCCACGGACCGAACATTCTGCCAACAACGATACTTGTTCGTCGGTCAGCCTTTTACGAATACTTAAACTATTCAATTCTTTCATTACATCCATAACACAACTCCTTATTGTGGGCCATCAGGCAAGTTTTCAAATCTTTCCTCGGCAATCATACCAAGTATTTCATCTCTGTCATCATCTGGGTTTAAACCAGTATTCAACACGATGTCGCTTATTTTGTCCTCTAAAAGACCTTGTTCGTCTTCTGAAATAACGTCCATGTGGAGATTTTCCAGAATCATATCATTATGTAAACAACTCATTTTTCCTCCTTTTCCTTATTTACAAATCCATTATAAACCAGGCTTCTCAAAATGTCAATAGTTTTTATGAAAAAATTTTCACTCAATTTCTCCTTATACAATATATAATACTCGCGCCCAGAAAAAATAACTATTGACATTCATAAAGAATTGTTGTAGAATGGATATAAATGTGGATTATCAGATATCCAAATGAAATTAACCATTGACATTCTCTGAGAAATTTGATATAATGGCAATTGATGATGGAGACTAAGTAGTGGCAAAGAACACAGAACAGTTTAGAATACTTACGGCACGACAACATGTTCGTGAACGTATTGGTATGTATATGGGTTCTAGTTCTAAAGAAGACATCGAAAGATTTATTCTTGGTGAATGGAAGAAAGCAGAATATGTACCAGCATTATCGAAGATGGTTGATGAAATTTTAGATAATGCAATTGACGAAGCAATTCGTACTAATTTCAAATACGCAAATAAAATTAATGTATCTGTCCGAGGTAATTCAATTACCGTCACTGACAACGGACGAGGTATACCTCAAGACAAAATATACGACGAGACAAGCAAGGAAGAACTATTACGTCCTGTAGCTGCTTGGACCAAAGTAAATGCAGGTACCTCCTTTGATGATGAACGAGTTACGATTGGAACTAACGGTGTTGGTTCTGCGGCAACGAACTTCTTGTCAGAATCGTTCTCAGGTAAAACTTGGTCAAATGGAAAATTCATACAAGTCGACTGCAAAGACGGTGCTGATACATTAAAAATTAAAACAGGCGATAGAGCAGGTCATGGTACAGAAGTTACCTTTACTCCTGACTTCAGTTTATTTGAGGTTGATAGTTTAGAAGAACTTGATACGATTACATTAATTGAAGATCGTCTTATTAGCCTACAAATGGCTTTCCCTGAAATTCAATTTAGCTTTGATAAGAAAAGAGTTAAAGTTAACGATATTAAAAAGTATGCTGCTTTATTCAGTGATACTACAATTCTTGAAAAGACCGATAACCTATCTTACTTTATTGCACCTTCGGAAGATGGCTTTCGAACCAACAGTTATATAAATGGTGTAAACACGAGGCAAGGTGGTACTTATGTTGATGTCTTTATTAATAGTATCATCGATGAGTTGGTTACTAAAATCAAAAGACGTCATAAAGTTGAAGTATTAAAAACTACAATTAAAAATGGTTTGACCTTTGTGATGTTTGCTAGGAACTTTGTTAATCCGAAGTTCGACAGTCAGACAAAAGAAAGGTTGACTAATACTTGGGGAGACGTTAAGCAACATATAGAATCGTGTGGAGTACGTGATGCTCAGTGGCTTGCTAACAAGATTTTAAATACTCCTGATATAATTGATCCTATTATTGAAGCTCAATTAGCAAAGAAGCTAGCCGCGGATAAAAGAGCTGCCACATTGGCTCAAAAGAAACTCCGTAAGGTTAAGGTTGCTAAACATATTGCAGCCAACAAAGATAACGCAACATTGAAAATCGTGGAAGGTGATTCTGCGATGGGATTCTTATTGAAGGTTCGTAATCCTGATACGATTGGAGCATTTCCACTTCGTGGTGTGATTATGAATACCTGGGATATGAAACCTGCCGAGGTGTTGAAGAACAAAGAACTATCAGAGTTGGTTGCTGTATTAGGATTGGATATTAATGATCCTAATTCTGTTGATGATATGACATATCAATATATCGCAACATTGACCGATGCTGACCATGATGGTATTGGACATATCAGTCCATTGTTGATTGCATTCTTTTACAAGTTTTGGCCACGTCTATTAACTGAAATGAAAGTTATGATTACAAGAACACCTATTATGATTTCAACAAAAGGAGATGATGTTAAGTGGTTCTATACTTACGAAGATGCTTCAAAGTTCAAAGCAACCAACAATGATTACAAGCATCGATACATCAAGGGCTTGGGTTCATTAACCGAAGAAGAATATAGTTCTATTATTAATCAACCTAAGTATGATGTGGTTACTGTTGATAATGCATCGTTGTTTCAAATGATGTTTGGTAAAGATTCAAATTTGAGAAAGGAATATATGTATGAGTGATTTAACGGCTTACATCAGTGAAAACAATTTAGGAACAGAGTATCCTATTTCAAAGGTAGCAGCTAACGAATGGAAATCGTTCGCAATGTATACTGTTGAATCTCGTGCGATTCCAAATATGATTGATGGACTCAAGCCTGTTCAAAGGTTCTATTTGTATTCATCAATTTTAAACAGTAAGAAAGAATTCAAAAAGGTGTCCGCGGTGTCAGGTATTATTTCTGACTACGGATACAATCACGGAGAATCATCAGCTGCAGGTGCAGGTCAATTAATGGCAGCAACCTGGAACAATAACATTTGCTTGATTGAAGGTCGAGGATCTTTTGGTACTCGACTTGTTCAAGAAGCTGGTGCTGCTCGTTATGTATACACTCGACTATCCGATAACTTCAATAAGTATATGAAGGATATTGATTTGAGTCCTGTACATGAAGATCCTGAGCATGAACCTCCTGCATTCTATTTGCCTATCATTCCGATGGTACTTGTAAATGGAACAAAAGGTATTGCGACTGGATTTGCTACAAATATTCTACCGCACGATCCTCAAGATCTTGCGAAAGCTTGTCTTCAGTATATTAATAACAACGCAATACGAACTCCGATTCGTGTTAAGTTTCCAGATTACACTGGTGAGGTTGTTCAAAGTACTGAAGATCCTACCAAGTATGTTTCGTATGGTACCTTTACCCGCCGTGGAAAAACTACGGTCTCCATCACAGAGGTACCATACGGCTTTGACCGAGAAGGATATGTAAAGGTACTCGATGCATTGGAAGAAGATGGAGATATTGTATCGTATGAAGATCTTTGTGATAAAGACGGATTTAAATTTGAAGTTAAATTGAAATTAGCTTCTGCTAAATGGAATGATGCTAAAATCATCAGCAAGTTTAAACTATCTAAACCATATTCTCAAAACCTAACAGTGATTGATTACAATGGTAAATTGAGAGAGTACGCCGATGCTAAACAGCTTGTAAAGGACTTTTGCGACTACCGTTTGGGTATATTACAAAAAAGAATCGATGCCGAAATAAGCAAGTATACTGAAGAGGTTCGATGGTTAAAAGTTAAAATGGAATTCGTTCAAGCGTTTGTTGATGGCCGCATTGTATTTAAGGACAATACAAAAGCTCAGGTAGTCAAGCAAATAATGCAAGAGACATCTGCACTAGGAGGTGACACAAACAGATTGCTCGCATTAAGTATCTTAAATTTAACAAAAGAAGAGATTGTAAAATTAAAGAAATTGATTGAAGAAACAAATAAGACCCTGAGCTTTTGGAACAAGACAACACCTAAAGAACAATTTATATCGGACCTAGAGGAAATATGATATGTTTAGAAATGTAAGTAATTTAATGATTAACCAATTTGATAATGGCTTTCGTTTAGTTAAGCACGAGGATGAAAACAATAAACATTGGATTCTCGATGAATTAGATGTCGAAGTTGGAGATGTATACGAAGTTGGTCCAAATGGATATTTTGAACTTGTATCACGAAGAGACAAGCGCGGAGTTCCGATGTTTACTAATAGATATTCAAACAAGGAATAGAATGAATAAAATATGGACTATATGGAAATATGCCTTAGGAGGATTTTCCGATGACAAGACAGAGCCGTATGATGATTATGTGGCTTTACTTCGTACTATCATTGTCGGGGTTAATTTTGTTACATGCTTTTTTATTATAGCAAATGTAATTCACAATTGGTAATATTATGGAAAGAAAAAATTTAAACTTAAACTTATTAACCGAGGGACTACCTTTAACTGATGTTCAAACACTTTACCACGAATTCTTTTATAGGAAAGATTATCAATGGTGGCGCGATGTTCAGCCAGGCGATGTTGTTGTTGATATTGGTGCTTGTGTTGGCTTTTTTGTATGCCACGCTTTGGACCGTAATGCTTCTCGCATTGTTGCTGTCGAACCTTCGCGGCCTCATCTTAAAACGCTGATACGAAATATATCAGATTATTTTATCGACCATGGAAAGGTCCCTGTCTTACCTATAGAGGCAGGTATTGGTTCAACTGCTAATCATTTCGCAAATGTATATTCTGACCATAAAGAATATAAGAAGATGTCTTTCTTAGATTTGGTTATGGATTATAATATTCCGAAGATTGATTATTTAAAAATTGATTGTGAAGGTGGAGAATATGGAATCTTTACCGAAATGAACTTTCCGTATTTAAGAAACAATGTAAAACATATTGCCGTCGAGTTTCATATGAACGCATATTCTGGTTGCGTTAAACAATGGCAAAAATTTAGAGATGGTTTATTACAGCAGTTTGATACTAACCAAGTTAGATTCTTGGAACATGAAGATAGAGAAAAAGCCTACGATGATGATTTTCTAAAAGCAGGCGATTTTTCTAAGTGGTGTTCTTTTATGTTGTTTATTACCAATTCTTAACATATAACATAAATGTAACTGGGAGATGAGATTCCCAATCATCCAACCAAAGCTTTTCTGCTAATGTATAATCTTTAAACAATAGTCGCGGTTTAAGCGGAGTAAGAATTTCTTCTCTCCACTTTTCAAACACTTTCTTTGAATTATATCTTTTATCTAAGTAAACTCTTATTGCTATGAATCTTGTTCTGTCCATACAGAAAGGAAGAATTTCCTTGGATAGAATATTGTATTCTGCTCCCCAGGCATCGATCTTTAAGTAATCAATAAATTCTAATTGATTCCAATAAGTGATTTCAGCAAGAGACATAAGCCGAACATCTTCTTCTGATTCCATAAAAACATTTGACTTGTAGATATTTTGTCTATCAATGTCTTTGCCGATTGCGGCGTTGATTGCTTTAACCTTTACTTGTTCAGGAGGAGTATCTATCATGTGATCCGAACAATTTTTAATTGCTGCTTTAAGCAATCTTTTATTTGGTTCAATCATTAGAACCTTTCCTGCTCCAGCATCTAATGCTTTCTTTGAAAATAATCCAATGCCTGCACCAATATCAACCACAGTGGAACCTGGTTCGATTTCATACCACCAATCGTAATCTTTATTAAAGATGGTTTGATTATAGAGAGTTGAGATTTCTTGAATTGACAGCCCAGCTGTATCAAGATCGTTAATGTTTTGCATGATTTAGTCCAATCTAATAAATAACAATAAGCAATTAATAAATCTATTTATTAGGAAGTATATACTATGCCAGAGATTATAAACAATTATCTTTCACCTACTAACTTTTCTATTAGTATCGAAAGATTACCTAACGTCGAGTTCTTTTGTCAAAAGACATCAGTGCCTGGGTTGACCGCGTCAGCAATTACAATGGGATCTCCGACTAATCCATTTTATGAAGTTCAAAACCAAGTACAATATGGTGATTTGGATATAACTTTTATCGTCGATGAAAACATGAATAACTATAAAGAAGTACTTAATTGGATGGAAGGTATATCTGGACCTGAGAGCACAAATCAAACAAAGAGTTTGCTTGCGGCTGCTGGATTTAAATCGGATATCGTTTTAACAATTACTAATTCTCACAAGAATCCTCATGTAAGATTTCAATTCAAAGATTGCTTTCCAACATCTTTAGGATCAATACAACTTGATGTAAATGTTGAAGATGTGTCATATGCAACTTGTTCAGTGACAATGCGCTACGACACATTCGTAATGGAACAAATTTAACTATTGACATTTAAACACTTTTGGTTTATAATATAACCGTTAATAAAAGTTTTTGAGATAGATTATGGATACAAATGATATAGCTGCCCTTTGGGCAAAAGATTCGCCGATTGACGAAACCAATCTTGTCGGTGAAAGCAAAAGAATTCCTGAACTCCACGCGAAATACTATAACCTTTATTATAGGGAGGTATTGCGTGTAAAGAAATTAAAGGCGGAATACAAACAGCTTGAAATGGATAAGCGTAATTATTATGATGGTTCCATGGATGAAGAAACTCTAAAGGAAAAAGGTTGGAGGCCGTTTCAGTTAAAAGTATTAAGAAACGATTTGGACAAATACATTCAAGCAGATAAAGATATTATTAAAATGAGCTTGACGATTGACTTCCATACTGCCAACGCAAACTATCTTGAAGATATAATTAAAACAATACACAGTAGAAACTTCGTAGTAAAGAATATGATTGATATCTTGAAGTTTCAGTCCGGAGATTATTGATGTGGGAAAGATTTTTAAAATTATTTGAGCAACCGATTGAAAAGAATCCTATTGATAAGGCAATGATGCATACGTTGCCTACAATGGAATCCGAAATTGATCCTGCAGATTTGAATTTAGAAAACGCATATAAGACAAGATGGATTTGGTATCATACCATATTAGCGGTACTTATATTTTTTACAAACATGATACTATTAGCAATCTTTTTATTATTGGCAATTAAATTATGAGCCCATATAAAGACGACATACCACAAGAATTAAAAGAAACTATCTACGATGGTTTTTGTCATATAAAACAAATCAAAGGAGCAACTCCTCGGGCTCGTCAAGGTATGTTACTTGCCCTAACAAGTATGTTAAAAGAATATGGTTGGCCTGTGATTGGTATTACCGAAGCAGCTGCTCAACGTATTCAAGAGAATGATTATAAAAGACCAAAGAAAATTAATCGAGCACATATCTATTCAAGAAAAGAAACTTCTGATATTTTATTTTCAAAGGAATGGACCTTTGATGAATTTTGGGATTTCTTTTTAGAACGTGATTGCTGTATATTAGCAACATCAAAGGAAAACTATTCAAAGGACCCAGAAGACCTATGGAGAAAGGTACCGAAAGGCCTGTTTCAATCTGTAGGATTTGCATTTCGAGTTGGTAAAGAAGAGGCAGCCTGGCTTAAAGAACAATTATGAGTGAAAGAATTGAAATAGAATATCTGAATGCTGTGCATATGCGTGTTAAAGCTGATGCCGGTATGAAATCAGAATTATCTGAATTCTTTGCCTTCAAACCTGAAGGTTATCAATTCAGTCCAAAATATAAAGCAAGAGTGTGGGACGGAACAATTCGTTTATTTCAACCTATGCGTCCTGTTTTATATGTTGGGCTATATCCTCATCTAAAAAAGTTTTGTGAACAGAGAGATTATATTCTCGATGCACCATCAGAGATTGCCGAAAAAGAAATTATAGAAAATGGTTATGTTGAAGAACTTGCGGAATCTATTAACTGTAAGTATAAGCCACGAGACTATCAAATAGAATATATTGAAAATGCGTTAAAGAATCGCAGATCGTTATCATTATCTCCAACCTCTTCAGGCAAATCTTTAATCATTTATTTAATTCAGCAACATTATTATCAAACGTTTGGTTTAAGAACATTAATTATTGTTCCGACCATTTCATTAGTTCATCAAATGGCAGGTGACTTTGTAGATTATGGTTGTGAAGACGACATCTATACAATTCAAGGTGGTGTAGATAAAAATACAAAAGCACCTATTGTTATTTCTACATGGCAATCATTAATTAAACAACCTAAGGATTGGTTCCGTCAATTTGGTTGTGTTATGGGAGATGAAGCCCATACCTTTCAGGCAAAATCATTAACAAAGATAATGCACAATCTTGAGGACTGTCAATTCCGTCATGGATTTACAGGTACTCTCAAATCTTCAGAAAGCAAAACCCATAGGTTAGTATTAGAAGGTTGTTTCGGAGAAGTAAAGAAAGTAGTATCAACAAAGAAACTTATGGAAGAAGGAACGGTTGCTAACTTTCAAGTAAAAGCCATTGTATTGAATCATAGTAATGAAGCAAAACAAAACTTCAAGAAAGCATTGGCCTCTGTTAAAGAATCTGTTAAAAAGTGGCCGGCCGAAAGAGAGTTTATTGTTAATCATGAAAAGAGAAATAATTTCATCAAGAACTTAGTACATTCTCTTAAAGATCAAAATAATTTGATTCTATTTGATTTAGTAGAAAAGCATGGTAAGATACTTGAACCTCTATTGAGAACAGAAGGTCGTGAATTGCATTTTATATACGGAGCAACAAAAGGAGAAGAACGTGAAAGAATTCGACACTTGGTTGAGAATGATGTTGATAAGAAACATGATATTCTTGCCAGTTATGGAGTGTTTAGTACCGGCGTTAATATTCGTAGACTTGATAATGTAATCTTTGCTTCGTCTTCGAAGTCTGAGATAAAAGTATTACAATCAATTGGTAGAAGTTTGCGTAAAGCGGAGGACTCGCAGAATGCGGTCCTCTATGACATTGCTGATGATTTGAGTGTTGGGAGTTTTGAAAACTACACGTTGAAACATTTTAAACAGAGAATTGAGATTTACTCGACTGAGGAATTTCCATTTAAAATCTTTACTATTGATATCTAGGAACTAATATACCTTTAAGCCTGATAAGTCTATTATACAAGGTTTTTCTGGAATGTCAATAGTTTTTTTAAGAAAAATGAAAAAAGTTACATATACCATTGACATGTCTATGAATTTGGTATATAATAACATTAATTTTAAACAAGGAGACTAGCTTGAAATGGCTAAGAAAAGAAACTATGTAAACAATAAGGACCTCCTTGCTGCTTTGACTGATTATAGAGATAAGTGCATTGAAGCCGAGGAAAGCGGAGAAGGCAATCCTCAGGTACCAGAGTATATTGGTAAATGTATTATGATGATTGCTCAAAGGTTGGCAACGAGGCCAAACTTCAGCGGATATATGTATAAGGAAGAAATGATTTCCGACGGTATTGAAAACTGTCTACAATATATTCATAACTTTGATCCTGATAAATCGCAGAATCCATTTGCGTATTTTACTCAAATCATTTGGTATGCATTCTTACGAAGAATCTCTAAAGAGAAAAAGCAGATGTATATTAAATTTAAAGCCTCTCAAAGACAGATGTTAGACAATGATGTTTATGATTCTGATGGAGAGCCTGTGACTGGCAATCAGTTACCAGATTACATCAGTGAGTTCATTGATGATTTTGAAAATAAACTAAAGAAGTAAGGATATATGAAAGTATTAGTATTTGGGCTACCTGGCTCAGGCAAAAGTACGTTATCACAACCATTAGCAGATTTGGTTGAAGGCGTTTGGATTAATGCAGACGCAGTTAGAGAAAAATATAATGATTGGGATTTTTCAGATGAAGGCAGAATGAGACAAGCTGCTCGAATGAGACATCTTGCAGACGGAGTTTCTATGGCAGGTAAAATTGCTATTGCAGATTTCGTTTGTCCTTTTCAAAAGGCAAGAGATGAGTTTGAGCCTGATTATGTTATTTGGATGAATACTATT